TCGCCAGCCAATAGATTGTCCCCCTACGTTCTTTAGTATAACTACACTTTCTTAGCCACTCCATGCTTATTTATTTCTTGTTTAGTTCTAGCACTTTGAGTACTTACCCTTTTTTTGATGTCTGTTCTATCTTTTAACTTTTGGGCTTCTTTAGGTTTATCGTATTTAATGTCATGGTATAACTCATTAGACTGAGTAACTATCACCTCTTCAGAGTCAAAAGCCGACAATAAACCTTTAGTTTTTATTTTTCTCTCTTTCTGTATAGAAGTTTCATTATTCATCTCGTTATAATATTCTTCCATAAATTTATCTAACAACTCGTCGTCGTTTATAGTTTCGTCGGAGGGTCTATCGGTAGGCATCATCGAATATATCTGGTCATAGTAATTTGACCAATATACTAAGTTAAGTTGGTCTATACTATAATCAACGGCGGGAATTCCCAATAAGGTTTCCGAAGTTTTCATACTGTTGTTATATCTTATTCGCCATAAAGTGCTTCTGGCTATAAATCTTATCTTTGATATATCTATACCACGTATAAGAGTTACGTAATTAGAGAAGATATAGTTTTTAAATTTATCTTCTCTATCTTGTATAAAATCTTCGTAAGTACTCCAGTACTTTTCCCCAGAACTGGTGTAAGTACATTCGTAGCAGTTATAACTGGTGACTTCTTCCTCTGCCTTAGTCTCGGCAGACATATAAAGCTTTGAGTATTTCTTAAAAAGTAAAACAGACATCTCTTCTTTTATTTCCGCTATTACTTTTTTAATTCTATCCTGATTAGCCTTAACTTTTAAAGTTTTAGCAAGTACGACCTCTTGGCCCTCTAAACGTGATTGCAACTTCGCAACCGCAGCAGCGTCGTCGTCACTGAATATACCTCTAGCAAGTATTATATCTTCAAGATCTTTTTTAGGTAATAACCCTTCAGATAAAGCTTGCTGATAAGCGTCGTCATAAATGAGTTTGGCTTTCATCTTTAACTCATTGCTAGGGTGATGAAGGTAAATAAACTCATTATTTGTACGTATTAATGCTTTGCCTACAGCTATCTTACTTATTAATAGATCTATCTCTTCATAGGATAATTCCATAGAAGTAAGATGTGGGTACGTTAATACCCACATCTAACCTATTATTAGCCAGTCTTTTTCGTAGTCTTTCTGGCCCGTGTTTTACGTACAGGTCTAGGTTTTACCGGCGCTTTTTTTTCTTCCTTCACTTCTTCAGCCATATCCGCAATTTCTTTTATTACTTCTAAAGAAGCTTCTGTCTCAAGCTCCTTCATTGCCAATGCTTCAGGGGTATTGTCTAGAAAATCACTATCTAGGCCCTGTAGATACAACATGATCTCAAAACGAGACTGCTGTGCTAAAGACTGTACTTTTTCCGTTAGATAACTATCGAAATCTTCCCAAACCTTTTCCCCTTTATCTGTGACAATCAATTTGGAGGTTAGAAACTCCAAACGAGCGTCATCTGATATTTGTTCACAAGTATTACCAAGTGGGGCATTTAAGCGTTGATTCCACTGAAACAGCTCTTCTCGTGCAACAGCTACTTGAACAGCTAACTCTGCTTTCTCTTCTGAGTTGGTAACCTCCCCTAGTGCGACAACCTTAGCACCTAGTTCATTAGCAAGTTCATTAGAACGTTGCTCAAACTCTGGGCCTATGATGCCTCTTCTCATAAGAATATCTGTCATTTCAGCGGTAGTTGTGATACCAGCTACTAGGCTTTTTGTGTAAGACTTGCTGTACTCCCAGTCTGCGCCTCTGATATCTTCTGCGGTGGGTGAGACAATGTAATAATTATCTTCTGTATTTGCGTTAAAAAATGTTCTCAATCCGTCTATACTAAACTCTTTATTTTCCATATCCAGCTCCTTAGTTATGCTTAAATTCTATGATATCTTCATCTCTCTCTATGAGTTCTATCTCGTAATTAACGAGTTCTGAAGTTATCGTCCTGATACAGTCATTTCCTACGCGTAAAATTTTCCCTCTGAGCACCGAGAACCGGTCTTTCTCAGAAACGGCTATTGAGGTGTAATCTAACACCGATTCAAATAGCTTTGTTACTTCTTTACGCATTATATATTCCAAATGTTTCCTTCCTACGTCATCCATAGTTCCTCCTTAGTCCTAGCCTTAATATAAATACATCGTAAACCTACTAATGCATAGTCAGTTTAATAAAACAAAAAAAAATGGTACTCGTAGTGAAAACACCACAAGTACCATTATTATTACTTATAAGAACTTCGTTAGAAAATATTAACCAATTCTTCTAACTTTATTTCCGCCTGTGACATTTCCGATGGAGATATCGCCTTTGACTGCATAAAGGTCATTGGTAGAGCGGAAAGAGAAAGTTTGTGTTGCATTAGCACCCATATCAAGGGTCATACCTTCGTCAGTAATCTTAATGTGTTCAACAATCATGGTCTTAAGAGCAACTTCTGTGTCGAGAGCGCTGTATGTTGCCACAGCCCCATCTACCCAGTAGCTCTGACCAATAAGGTCGGAACCTACAGCTACGGTACGATTAGAACCTGTACCACCAGCTTCTTCGTCTGTTTGAGCATAAACTTTAACAATCAGCTTCAAGTCTTCAGAAGCCATTAAGTCAGCAAGACCGATTTCGTCCATTGTTGCGCCTTCGAAAGCTGCTAATTGGTCAGCAATCTTAGCCCAGTTCTCCAAGTCGCCCGCTGTAGAATCTACAGAAATTGTCAAAGGAACAGGAAGTGTCAGTGGTCTATCGTATGGTGCCAAGTGGCCTAACTCTTGTAATGGCTCACGTGTAAGGTCAGCAGAGATAGAGGTACTTGTTAGTCTCCATGCGATATCGAAAGATGCGTCGGTATCAGATAAGATGTGAACTTCAACCTGGCCTTGACGGAGAGCACCTAACATATCAGGCTTAGCAACGTCGCTTAAAAGATTGAAGTACTTGTTAGAAGCGCCAGTTCCGTAAGCATTCGCGGAATAGATAGCTTCAATAGTATCGCCAGCTATAATAGCTGAACCTGTTGGGAACCAAACTCTGTGCTCGGTACCAGTGTCCTGATAGACAAAAGTATCAACAACAGCAGATGAGCCAACTACGATTGCGGTGTTAGACATCTCGTTGCTAACCACATCAAACCAGGTAGCGGCCGGTTGGCCCATAGCATCTTTACGTAAGAAACCTATACCTGCAGACAATACAGCTATATCAGATGCTGCGTCTAATGTAAGGTCTACATACCCGTTAGAGATGTCTGTACCATTTAAGACATAGCTATCGGAGTTAACGAAACGTCCGTCATTTAACAACCACATTTTGTTGTCAGTTTCCAAACCATAGTTCTCTGTAGCATTAGCACCAGAAGAGTAACTAAACTCTAAACTATTAACATAGCACTTGTCCATGAAAAGAGTCTGGTCGATATTGTCTGCTAAAGAACCTAATGAACATTCTTCCTGTACTGGTGCCCAAAGGGTTACACCTGGAAGTGCGCCACAAGAAACAGCAAAGTCAGATATACTTACACCATGTAAGTAAGTACCTGTACCAACAAGGGCTGAATCAACAACTTCCAAGTTAGCATTTGTTCCTGAAGCGGTTATGTCCATAGCGCGTCTTTCAGGTAGAACCTGTGCAAGAGTTGCCATTGTTGTTACATCACCAAAATCGTTAGTATTTAGAGTAACTGCGACAGAAGGTACGTCATCAACAACGTCGATGATGTCCAAATGACCCAGTTCGAAAATATCTTCACTAGTAAAGGTAGTAGTACTACCAAGAGACTGTACTCTGTAAAGCAAGTCTCCGTTGCACCACACACTTTGTGATGCGTAAATTATTCTATTTCTAGCCATAATTGATCTCCTTAATCAAAATTTATAAATTTCAAAAAATCAGGTTAGTTTTTTTAATCGGCCTTTTCCTTTCAATATACTCTAGGTTAGTTAATTGGTCCACTACCTAATCGGTTTATCCTTCATATGATATAAGGTTAAAAGTTATCTTTGACCTATAAGCATTTAAGTCCGACAAGGCTACTTCATCTTTACCTTTTGACATTATAATAGGTAAACTTACATGTTTTGTTACAACGTTTTCAAATCTTAAATTACTTACACCACTAACAGTAGTACGTAGAAAAATATTATCTGCTTTGTCTGTAGTGTATCTTCTACCTCTAAAGGTGCCATCAAAATCTAACACTGTTCCTTCTGGGAAATCATAATAAGGGCAGCTTTTGTTATATAAGCCATCATGTAAAACTTCCGCTAAATCATTTCTTTCTGCTGTAGATGATGCAAATATTATCAGAGATACTTTACGCTCTGTAAGTTTACCACCACCTAATTGAAAACCCTTCTTTTCTGTAGCATTCATATCTATAACTACAACAGGAGGGTCTGAGGCTGTTACTGCACTCCATTCATCCACTAAACTAACATAATGCCAATAATAATCTATATACTTAGGTGACACACTGGAGTCACAACTAATTCTACCGTCTAAATAATCAATGATATAATCATTATCATCTATAACATTTAAACTCATATCATAAACTGTTACCCTATTACTTTGTTCATGGGAACCTGAAATAGTTGGTGTACACACTAAAGGTTCTCCTGTGAGGTCATCAAAATAAGTCAAGCCTCTACCTCTGTCCAAAGGTGTAGGCTCTAAATAAGTATCTATATCATAAACAGACAATGTGTCTGTGGATAATCTGTCAGAGTATATTAATTCATCTTTATCTTGATATTCTATAAAGTCTGCCAACACCAAGTCTTTTAGGTATAAGTAAACGCTAGCATCTTCTTTACGTAGTCTATACATTTAACTTACACTCCTCTCACACGTTTATTAGTGTTATCTATAGCTTCCTCGAACATATTGTATATGTTTTCCTCAAAAAATTTAATGCTTGGCCCAAACAAGTCTATAGAAGATGTATTAGAGAAAGGGAAAACTACTAGCTTTCTACCTAATATATTTTCAACAGTTTTATATAAACCGCCCCTAGTAGTTTGCAATAAATAAAATCTCAGCTCTTTAGGAGTATTAGAGTCAAAAAAAGGAGGTAGTCTTCGTATACTTTTCCTTAAGTTTTTATCTAAATCTTTACTATTTACTAGTTGGTCATGCTCTGCTTCAGGTAACTCCAAGTACTTACCTGCAGTACCGTGAACTAGTAAAGCTATAAAATTTAATCTTCCCCCAAAGTCGAAAGTGTCTTCGGAAGGTATCCTAATAATTAAGCCATCATTCTCTTCTTCTACATAATCAAAGTCTTCTAGGGCTTCTTTATAGTCATCATAAAAATAATCAGGATTAGCTAAACTCTCTTTATCCGTTATAACACTAGCTAACTCTTCATCGTAAGTGTCCATATAGGAGTCTATAAGATCATCCAGCTTATCTAAAAATACATCACTTATAGCTGAGCCTAAATTCTTCTCTAAATTTTTGGCTACTTTTACACTTACCTTACTCATACGACGTTAGTTAAACCTTATAATAACTGGTCCCGCGAAAGCTGTTTCCACTAAACATAAACTTGCTAAAAGCAGTAAACTTAATTTTTTAATCATCACACTTCTCCTATATTAGGTATAGTCTTTAATAATTTCATCTCTATCTATACCGGGCTTGTCTGTGGTGAATGCCGTTATAACCATAACTGATTTATTACCTATCCCTCTAAGTATTGGTATCTCAGATATTTTACACTCTATACCATCCACCCTAATAGAACTGCAATTGTTAAATGTTCTGTGGTGCTTTGGGTCTGCTTTAATTTCCACTATAGTACTTCCTTCAACTCCGGCAGCAGTGTATGTTAAATCTGTGCCATTAGTAGAAGGGGCCCAAGTAACTTTACAATCAATCCATACTTTTCTTACAGTAGATAAGAAGCCTTGCCCTTTACAAATTGGGCATCTTCCCCTGGTGAAGTATTTATATCTAAACCCAACACCACCAGCAGCTGCGTATTCCTGCTGCTTAGCTATAGTTTCAACAGCTGTCCATTTACATTCATTAGTGCTAGTTGCTGTAAGTTTATCATAGTAACAATTAAAGCACTCGTATTTGGCCGGTTGTTTAAATACTTCAATGGGCCTTCCAAGATCTCTAATTACGCTATTAATTCTTTTTTTATACTTACGCTTGGTCTTTTCGCTTATTCGTCTTTTCATAGTAGTATACTCAGATTAGTCAATTCTAACTCCACCTATACCTAGGAGTCTTACGGATTTTATGGCGTCGTCTAATCGCTTACGTACTTTAGCCAACATCTTTTCTCTTTGATTCAACCCAGGTGTAGGATTATAAGAGTCTTTATCGTCATCAATTATAGCGCCATCCTCTGTTATAGCTTCCCATGTTTCAGAACTTAACATATCATAAGCGGTCTGTAACATATATATTTCTGGTGTGCAGTTAGAGTCATTTAAAGGTGTGGGAGCAAAGCAGGCATCGTAAGTCTCCATGATTTGTCTATCACTATTTCTAAATGTGTAATACCAAACATCTACTGCATATTCTACCCCAGATACTGTAGTAATAGTAGTATCTATAGCGTTCTTAAATCTTAGATATCTATAACCATTGACCGAGGGGTCTGTTATATTGTTGTACTGTGTTCCGTACATATTAATACTGCAAGGCCAACCATACTCATCAAATTCAAACACTCTTCCGTCTGGATGTATGTTAGCTTCGGCTTCTTCCCCGAATTGCCTGTTAAGCTCCACAGGATCGCCTATATACAATCTTATCTTATCTATGACTCTTTGGTCACTTGTACCATAATTTACTTCTGGTGGATAAACAGGGTTATAAAAAAAGCTACCTAACTCACCTTGTATAGGGTCTGACCAAGCACTAGAAGTAGTAGCACCCTCATTCACGTATCTACTAATGTACCAACTATCTGTAGTCCCGTCTGGGTCTACGTAGTAGTATTGTGTATAACTAGAGAGTAGTAAAACATCACTGACGTCTGATCTATCACTTATTTGGTCAATACCTAAAATAGTAGTATAGTCATTTACATCTACTACAGCTGGTGGAGCGCCAGTACCACTATACCGTCTTACTTGTACCCTACTAAAAACCAGAAGTACATCACTTATATTATCTACTGTTATTGTAATATTTATCATAATTATCCCTTTGGTTTAATAATGGGCTTTAGTTGTGTTACGTCTATAGTGGTTTTTACTTCTTCTTTTTGTGAAGTTAGTATAGGTCTAGTTTGTGTAGAGTCTGCTTGTATCTTTGATAATACTTCTATACCTTCTACTCTACTACTACTAGCTCCTGTGATATCCATGTCTGTACCACAAATAGGTACGTACACTGTTTCGCCCGTTCCACCCTCACCGGAGCATGGCCCAAAGCCTCTTGTTATTAACATAGTATCACCTAGTTATAATATCAAAGATAGTTAAACTCTAACCCGTTTGAAAATGTTTTCTTCTCCAGGTACGCCTGACTCATTATATAAATTAAATCTAGCTATCTCTGTGGCGTTATCTTCCCCGTAGAATATCATCTGATTATTTACTATCTCCCATCTACCACCTTCCACGTCTTTAATGAAATCTACATCAGAAAGTAGTTGTACCGCTTCGGGTTCCTGCCATACTGCCTCAGCTATTTCGTCTGCGGATGGGCCAGACCCTGGGGAAGTACCTTCCCCCACAACACCTTGTAAATAACCCATTGTACCAGAGGATGTCGTGTAGTCAGAGTAAGGTTCATCCCATACAGCGATAGAAATATTCTCTTTGGATATAGCTTCATTAAGGATATACAAATTTCCGTAGTAACCAGTTGACAAATATTCGCCCGTGGTCATCTCTATTACTTTACCTATCCCCCTTATCACTATCGTCCCGTTCGTTACGGTAGTGAGGTCTAGTTTTACTTGGCCGGAGTTCATATCCAAGGAGGCCGATTCTGTCCCCGTTTTGTTTATCAGCGAAATCCCGCCGTTGTAATTTCGCATTGCCAGAGATTGGCCTGCTCCTCCTAGGTCTATTGTTGGAGTTCCGGTTCCTGGAACTCCTGACCAACAATCTAGGAAGTGAGCTGTCGCTCCGGCCCCTAGTAGTACAGTTCCCGCATCTAGTACGCATTGTTCTATAAACCCCGTAACATAGTTTAAATTATCAATAACACAAGCATTTAATGTAGAGTCGCCATCAAGTACTCCTTTTATATGAGCGTCATAAAATTCACAATTATTTACTTGTGCCGCAGCTAATACTGTAATTTCAGTTTTTGTTTTAGACGCACCAATAAAGGTCATTCCTCTATAGTCCAAACCGTTATCAAGTATAGTATCCACTAATATAGATAAAGTGTATATATCATTTATGTCTGCTATAGCTAAAGCATCAGTTAAGTTATTTACTGGAGTACCTAGTGTACCTATAGGCCACTCTGTACCAGCAGTCCCTGTTAGTACGTTAACACTTACTACCTCATCAAAAGCCATCCTTTGAATTGCTATCAACTCGTCTTCCGCTTTTACGAGCTCCGAAGCTGGGGGCTCATAATGAATAATAACGCTGGTGCCAGCAGACAAAACTGTGGTGTCTATACAAGCTGGCCCAGACTGACCATCATCGGTAATCTGCTCTCCAGTTATGTATAGTGAATGTGATACATCATCAGGCACAACTTTCCAGCCATGATTAAACCTGGCATAACGAGAAGTGTACTTACCACCGCCTTTAGGGACTGCTCCAAACGCATCTACCGGCATATCAAATACCCGCATCGACTCATCTAATCTTCGGATAGTACGTATTTCAGCATATATATCTGAGACGGGGTGGTATTCAACCGTCCCCGCCAACAGATATATAAGCTTTGTACTTAAATCCAGATAATCTATAACTGGAGTTAATACACTCATTAAACGTTATTCTCTACTCCTGGTACGCAAGATGCTGTAATAGAAGCAGCATTAGCAGGGTCAGTAAGGGTGAACACAGTCTTAGCTGCGGTTACACCACCATCACCTTCACATTCAAAAACTACATCAAATTCGCCACCGCCACTTATTGGGTCGGAAGCAAAGTTGTACTCGAAGTTGATGATATTACCAGTCCTCAAACCGGAACCATTGACATTACCTTTAATCTCAGTAACAGCATCGGCATCTTCAACAGTTAATGCAGCGGCAGTATTGAAGTCGTCCCCAGCTCCTGGTCCATCAAGATAAAATGCATGGAACCAAGCATTGGTGTCGGCTACAGCACCAGATCCTACGTTCACGGCTATAGCTAGGTAGAATGGATACTCCTTGGTGGCAGCAGCATCATCAGTAAAGATAACTCTGTTTTTGTCAGTACCAGTAAGCCCTTCAATAAAGAGTCCTTCACCAGCAGCACCAGTACCAACTACTGGTAAGATCTTACCTGCTGCGTTGTAATCATACCATGTACCAACACGTTGACCATGGGTCTCATTTGTGTCATGGGCATTAATGTCTGCATCAGTTTGGGCAACAGCGTCAAGATAAGCAATACATTCATCAAGGTTTGCTCCACTGGGGTTCTGAAGTACCCATGTAAAATCAGCATCAGCAGTAGTGAAGCCTGTCTCTGTTTGAGGAGTATCAAGCTCTTCCAGTTCCATATTCAACCAAACACCTGTCTGATTAGATGCGTCAGGCGGATCTGCGGAATCAAGAACACTGGCCAAAGGCATGTCAACTGTATTTGTGGTAAGATGTATTGATTCTGTAAGGGCGAAACCAGTATTGTAACCACCCATCTCAACCACACCAGAATCCGATAGAATCTTCTCATCGTAGTTGAATCCGTAAGAACGTATCTTCAGAGATTCATATACCCTTGTATCGAATGTTGTGGTATTGGCATCGTAAGTAACGCTGCCGAATACCTGAACAGCCTCATCAATCGGGCCATCTTTATCATAAGCTACAGGCACAATTGTATTTGTGTCTGGGGTAGTGGAACTAGATAACTGATAATAAGGGACAGATAGTGCTTCGATGTTACCTAGTGATTTATTACCATAATAAATTCTACATAGTTCGCCAGCTGCATCCAATTCTTCCCAACCAGAACCACGAATCTTAAAACGGTCATCAACAGTGCCCGAATCAGCCCCACCTGCGTCTGCATCATAAGGCTTGCGGTCATTAACAAATTTGTAAGCGCCACCAAATTTGAAAGTACCTTCAAGGAAGTAATCGTGCTTTCTCAGTTCTTCATCTTTACGCCTTTCCTGTCTCTCAAAAGCATAAATGGCTTCAAGTTTAATCCCGTCATCCTCACCTAATGGATTGGTAATCGGGGAAGTCCCATCTGTATAGCTTGGATGAGTGGCGTCTGTAATAATTACTGTAGGTTGTTCTTCAACCGTTATAATTTCCATGATACCAGATGTGGTAGCAAAGAAGATATTACCGTTTGGGGTTCCATCTCTACCACCAGTGGTAGATTGGTTAAGCAGTGTGTCGTAGTTACTAAGATCAATTAGGGTCATTGTCGTCTCCTATAATGAATTTTTCTAATTGTGTACTAAGACGCGTGTTCATCGCCTCAAGTTCTTGTATATAATTAAGTTGATTTTGTACAATTGTGTTCATAGTATTTTTGGTCTTTTCCATTCCTGTATCTACACCTAATCCAAAAGCTTTTTTTTCAAATTCCCTTCCTAACCTAATAGCTGCCATACATTTACGCTCGTCCCAGTTTGGTCCAAGCTTTAAAATAATATTAGCATCTTTGTCACGAATTACCCAGTTATTGTCATTTTCGTCCATAACCCACGTAGCATAGGCTGTTTGTAATACAAGTTTTTCCATCATACATTGTCCTCCGGTGATAAATTTATAGTAACGGATTGATCACCGTTAACAAGTGTGTAATAAGTTATACTCTCCACATAATCGTCATCTATAATCTGCACTGCTGCTGGTGTATCAGAAGTATGGATATAAATGTATGATTGATTATCTACTGATGCTATTTCTTCTCCGTCAATTTCTGTCGAGCCGTCCAAAGAACCTAGAGCAGTTACGGTGTAAATTCTCCACTCGTACCCTGTTATTGAGGGGTTCAAAGTAAAAGCAAATGTTCTTTCTCCTGCTACTATTGTTACTGTACCCCCCCCAGTATTCTGAACTGTTGGAATAGTGGCCCCATCAGATACAGAAATTGTTAAAGTCTGACTGGTTGACACATTAACCAATATTGCATCATTTGCAGTACCAGCTACACCAACAGTGGTTCCGACAGAACCCGTCCACTCAGTACCGGCCCCATCATCAAGCAGGTTATCCCAAGTAAGGGATTGGGTACTGGTAATATTTCCTAAATCAACAGCATGGCCTGTACCATCAGATATAAAAGTACATTCTGTTACTAAAGATAAGTCATCTATTAACATACCTACGGAGCCGAATGGTTTCTCTATAAAACATTTGGAAAATGTAGCGCCGTCTTGCGTTATTAAGTCACACACCCTAAAAGTCTTTCCCGTAATAGTGGCGTTTGATTGGTAGATGAATGTGCCCATATTGGTGAAGGACCCACCAACATCATCGAAAGTAGCATTGTCTACCATTTCAAGATTTCCTCTCGAAACAGACCCAAGAGAGATAAAACTAACAGTGGTCCATTCTATATTAGAACTTGCATTATGTATCTCAATTGTATTAAATGCTGCCGATACATGTTTAGTATCATCAATAGTAACGTTTACATTCGAATCTCTGAAATCTACTAATGTTGCTGTGACCCCTAATGAGATTAAACCCTTGTACAGGTAGCCACCAGAAATTTCTTGTATTAAACCGAATCTGCCAGTAGTAGAATTATCATTAACAGTGGCATATCCAGCAAAATTAGCATAATTGGCCGCCTGCCCACCTGTGAATATTGATGTTCCCCTACCATATCTTATTATGTCTAATGTAAGTGCGTTACCTTTTGAAATACCATTAATCATATCCCATCCGACACCTACTACAGTCCATGTACCGCTTGGGCTACCTACTGCTGTTCTACCAGTTGTTTTTGTTGGGGAAACAGCATAATTTTTCCACCCACCATAAGCATAAGTATCTGAGCCATCAAATGTCCATTTATAGTAAGCAGAGCTGGTATTGCCCACACCCACAATGATGCCTCCATTTGATTCTGTGTCTAATGAGTTAGGTGCGAAGAATTTTTGCCACACAAAAACGGCATCATCAGTGCCTAAGGTCATTGATGATCCACTATACCCTAGACTACAAGGAGCTGATGAACGGTTACTTGCCGACAGGCAAACTGCCCCGTAAATAGCTAGATCAGGATCAATACTTTCTTTACTGCCCGCAGTGTAACCCGATAATTCTAAAAAACCCGTCTCAGCAGTGACCGCATTCCATATAGTTAAGTCTGTTGTGTATGAAGGTATGGCCATTTATGTCCCCTTATTTGAACTAATCTGCTCCCGTTGTACAGCTTGTAACACATCCTACATATGTAGCGCTAGTTCATTTATTCTTTTCTCTAAAATCCTACAGAGAGATTCTTTGTTAGACCTAGGTCTGGCCTCTACTAAAGCATACTTTAGCAGTTTAACGTCCATTATACTAGGGACAACTTCTCTTGCTCTCCTAACTGGTAAACCAATAACGTCTTCAACACTCATTTTATTAGCTACGACTTCCCCTTTAGTGTTTGTATTAAACTCTTTCTTAGGGGCTAGGGTGTCTTCTTCTGATACATAATCTGCGTCAGTCTCAACTACACTCCATTTGTCTGCTTGGCCTTTTAATTTTACATCTATAATCCATTTTGTAAAATCTTTCTCTTTAATTCCATGCTTCTTACCATACATATTATAAAGGGTATCCAGCGGTATTTTCTCACCTGGCCTAACACTCATTTTAAATATGTGCATGTACGACGTCATTCTACTCTGTATGTAACCTTTCATTTTAAATCTCCTTGTCCAAAATTATTATAAATCGTGCCTTGTCCATTACTTTATTACTTACAAACTACATGTGATAAACTACCTGTTGAACACTCATTGCTATGGCCATACTTAAAATGACATGTTTCACAACAAGCTAAACCATTATCAGGATCTAGTGCTTTATAAGGTGCCAGTTTCTTAGGCTCTATATGATGAGCTATACTTGCATATTCCCCACAAAAAGCACAAGTGTTAGTTCCTCTATACAGCACTTCTTTTGCCCATACTTTAAGCTCACTTGATGTATAAGCTAATTCCTTATGTGTACTAAAATATTTTGGGTACTTAATCTGCCTATATATAACACAAGTATCTTTACAAGTGCTAGAGCAATAAAATCTATTCTCGGAAGTTACAGCTTCATTTAAGTATTTTAATCTGCGCTGTACTTCATCAGTAGTGGGTATAAACCACTCACCACATTTGGTACATTTTACATTTAAAAGTTTTAGATCACCAACTGTACTGTATGTCACCTCTTCTGGCCAAAGTGACTTATTATAAGTGTCGTATAAAGGCAAACCTTTTTTAGACACACCACCTTTCCAGTTATGGTTTTTGTGGCCAGTTTGTGCGGTAGATAACTTAGTACTATACTCTTTATTTTTAGACCTAATATAAGCTGATTTAGACATTTTAGCTATGGTAAGGGCAGTGTGCTTCTTACCTAACCAAGACTGTCTGCCTTTATGTGCACAAGACTTACCACAAAAGTTACTTTGTTTATTTTTAAGTGTTAAGTAAGGCTCGCCGCAACTAACACATTTATCCTTATACACGTAGGAAGCTCTACCATTCTTTAGAAAAATACCATTTCTGGTAAGTTTAAAGCCTTCCAAATTATCCCAGCATATCTTCATATAGGTCCTCTAACCCTATCCACAACAAAATGCAGTATATTTGCTAATCTATGTGTCGCCAACACTGCTGGTAGGTATAAATAAAAATACATATCTTTAAATATAATTATATAAAATAAACCAATAAAAAAACAGCTCACCCACACAGACAAACAATAAGGGCAATCTAGGATATTGTGTATAAACTTAAATAACCTACGGGCCCTGCGCTTAAAAAACCACGCCCTAATAGGAGAAAAAAATTCAGACTTGCTCACAAGTTCTGTAGTAGCTTCTACAGACAGAGTCACAAATAATATAAAAAGTACAGTTTCTAACATATTCACCTATTTTATAAACATTGTCGTAATACTCATATTATAAAGGAGTTAGTTTATTATAAAGTATACAGATAAGTTCTATGCCCGCAGTCCCATATTCTATCATATCCTTGGTCTTGTCGTAGCTGCCACTCAGTCTTATTAGTTAAACGTTCTTCTGGAGTTTTACGTAACGAGAAATTTCTATATCTTTTGCCAGACTTAAAGTAATGAGGCGTATACTTAGTAAAACTATCCAAGGTAAAACCTATAACCTCATATACAGGATTAAATATATTAGCGTACCTCATATCACAATAAGATTTAATATGTGTGTAACCATGGTCTGCTGCGTATAAAGTCATGCGTTTGAAAATTTTGCCTACCCCACCAACTACAGATACTCCAGGAAGCGTACAAAAACGTTTAAGTTCTAAAGTAGTAGAAGTAGCTGTATGTTTCCTAACAAATTTACCTAGGCTACCTACACACAGTAGTTCATCTTGGTAGAACAACCCATACCTGATCATAGCTGTAGATGCCCCCTGTATATGATTAGTTCTATAAAAGGAGTTGGCCTCTTTGGAACTTATTTCACATACTATACATTTCCTGGCAAAAACTCTCCTAGTAGGTCGGCCTAATGCTTGTCTTATACGGGAAAATACTACCTCTTTCTGATTTAATAACTCGTCTTCAAATACTGTTATGAGGCGCACACCTTTAGCAAAACATTGTTGCATTTTATTGTAGTGGTAATCTCTAGGTTTTCCTGCTACTAGTTCACCATGCCAATAAAGACCACAGACCTCTATAGCTAAATTATTATCTGGAAAATAAAAGTCTAGTTCTTTAGGCCTTACCACAGAACGGTCATTATATATAACAGGTAAATTAGTAAACTCTTCCTCTATAAATGTTCTTACTAGTTGTTCTGGTTTAGATACATAATTGTTTTGAGAGTAACAAGTAACACATCTATTATTGTTATCACTAAAATTATGAAAGGTTGTAGTGTATAAATGACCTTCTGGACATAAAAGAACTAATTCACTATAATGTGTATTTTTGTACTTTTTGGCTGAAATTAATTTGTAGTTTTCCAGTGCTACTGCACGTTTTATTTCTTTTAATTTTTGGCCTTGTTGTCTATATTTTTCTAGCTTAGCCTTTTTAGACCTTAGTATAGATCTCCGCTTATCTACTTTGACTCTGTTAATTCTTTTTCTTATAATTTCACACTCTTTAGCACCACAATATGTTTTACTACCATAATGAGTAGTAAACACTTCCTCACATACTGGACATGTTCTTGTATATATCTTAAGATACTTTTTTCTATTACGTTTCTTATCATGTTCTTTTTGTGCTGTTTTTGCAGCAACATCTTTACATATAATACAAAACTTTTGTTTGGGGCTTGTAGGTATATACCCTTTACTGCATAATACACATTGTTTCTCTTTATAAACTCTCATAGCTGCCTCTATTAAATGTTAATGTTACCAGCACTATACTATAGATAGTTTATAAAAGCAAGACTTTTATGGTTACACAAAACAAAACCCCCAACAACTTAGTTGAAGGGGGTTGTAACGTGTAGTGCAGTAAAGATTGTGCTATCTATTATAAAGACCTATCAATAACACCTGTGCCTATCATGCGGCTGTCGAGACATGCGAATCCTATCTCTGCCCAACCAAAGAAGCCCATTTTCTGAACTCTTAACAATGTCGGATCATCGTATGCTTCGTACTCTTTACGTACAGGCATAACTAGAGAATCGTTAGTAGTCATATCGAAACCATAAATCTGAGTCTCACCTAAAGTACCTACGGTACCATCAGCCTGTGTGACGTTTGGATTGTCCAGGGTGTATGCATTATATTCATCAGAATCATTAGCAAGGAATTTACCATACTCTGAAGTACTTCCGTTGATGTTGTACATACCTGGGGCACCTAAATGCTGAATCTCATGAAGAGATACATTCCAGATACTTCCCATGCCAGCCGCCTGGAAAACTTCTCTACGGGTGATTGGGTCGATGTCTGTATCAGTCCATTCACGAATATCAGCAGCATCTTCAGGAGAAACATAAAGGTCAGTCAAGGTACGACCGGTACGCTTAAAGCCTACCATCATCTTGTTAACCAGTTCTTTAGAAAGATAACCGGCTCCAGTGGAACCAGAAGCGATCTCGTAAATTGGTGCTGGTCTAGAACCTAAAAGGCCTTTGCCAGAGAAAGCGGAAGTAGCTGCAGGTACAATTACTCTCCAACCACATTCTTCTTCATAGTTTGCTAAGTCTTTAGCAACTCTTACTGCTGTTCTTTGAGCTATGTCGATTCTGGAATCACGTGCATATGTGATTTTCCAATCGGCGGATGCGTTGATTGTGAAAGTAGGTACGTATACCTCTTCACCGATACCCTCGATGAAGTTCTGAGCGGCATAGCCTAACCCAGGAAGAACCCATACTGGGATCTCGAAGTCTTCAGCGACTGGATATACTGCCTGAGCACCTGATGCCAGACGTTCAACGTTAAAAAGCTGACGCATAATGGACTCTAATTCTATTTTCTGTAGAATAGGTACGGTTATTGCAGCAGCAAAAGCCTTATAAGCAGCCATACCTTCTTCGGTAGTAATATCTGCTGTAGCGGCGAACAGTTTTTGCATTTCACTAAGTTCCATAAGAACCTCCTTAATTTATCTAGTTATGGAAGGGTGAGACAAGCTCACCCCTTAATCCATTCAATATTATTATATTAACAGTTTAACTCTGATTGGATACAGAGTGGTGTTAGCCATATTACTGGTAGCTTTAGCAGCACTAACACCTCTAAGAACTTTTGCAACAACCGTAGCGCTACATCTCTCGCCCATAGTATCGGTACCGTCAGATGACTCAGTAGAGTTGGTTAGTTTAGCTTCGTCAGCAGCAGCAAATAAGCTCTGTCCAGGCTTAGGTTGGTCGTCATCATCACAAGTCAAAGTAGTGGAGGTTTGAAGTGTGGTATAATGAACCGTGTCATAAATACCTAAGTGGGCAACGCCTACAGGTACTTCGTCAGTACCATTAATTGCACCAGCAGAGCTGTAAACAGGTTGTGCGATAGCATCGCTGGAACCTAAGTCGCCAGGAAGCATCATTCCGACTGGATGCACTGAGTGATATCCGGTCTTAACTTTTTGCATACTAAAACCAAAAGGTGCGGCAGAAACGCCATGAGCCATCTTAAGTACGATGGAGTCGTCCTTGGTACTATCCAAGTAAACTACAGCGCCAGCATATGCAATTACACCACCGGTTCCGGTGGTAACAGCAGAGCTGCCATATTTGCAAAACTGGTTTTCTACAACAGGGTGTCTAGGAATAAACATATTTCATCCTCCTCAATTATTTATTTGTTATAGCTTCAGCCATAGCTTTTCCCAAGTCAACGTACTTAGACGCCATGTCCTTAGAAGGTTGCGATTCCAAATTCAACGCGGCCTGTGCTGTTTTTTCAGGGTCAATATTTACAGGAGGTGTGTCAATAGCATCATCGGCATCTGCGTCAACATCAGCAGTAGCGTCTTCCTTACCTTTCAAAGACTCAATAACTTGTGTCTTGATAGATACTAACTCTTCTGAATAAGCAGCGAACTCTTCATCAGTCATTTCCATAACTTTAGCTCTCTGTATATCAGCAGCTTCTCTTACCACTCCTGCGGTTCCCAACTCTGCCATACGTTTGTCAGCAGTAATTTCTTTATTCATTGTAGACAACTCTAAAGCGACTTTCTCAAGGTCTGCATCAGCAGCTTCTTTAGCGTCTGTTGCTTCTTTGAGGGCTACTTCATGCTGCTCAACCATTTCAGCCTTTTCAGCTGTAGCGGTCTCTACTTGTGTTTCCAACTCAACAACTTTAGCTTCTACAGCAACCGTAGCTTCCGTAGCTACTTCTACTTGAGAAGTTAAGTCCTGAATAGTGTCTGCAGATGCCTGTAGAGCATCCTCGGCTTTCTGACGATTGGTATTTTCCTCTTTGCTAGCGAAAATAGCATTAACCGCGTCTTCGACCTGTTTCTTCAATTTGTCTTCCATTATTATATTCCTCCTAATTAAAAAGCAAACTTTAATTTATTTTTTTATAACTAACCTAAGTTTTACTAACTCCTATTCCGTCCTACATTTTTTAGCCTGTTCTAAAAGTACATCAAGTGTTTCTACTAAATTATTAATCTTTGAATCTTTTTCTAAAGCTTCTAACCTATCAGCTACCATACTTTTTATTTGTTCCACACTATAAATTTCACTAGCTGATACAAATATCATGTCTCCTGATGTAAATCTTAAACACTCAGGAACGTCTTGATTACCAAAAGTAGGACAGGTACTTTCATACTTAGTACACCACTGCTCTTCAATTACTTTAGAATCTTGGTCCTTAACTACAGAGTCATTTAACTCACTGTGGTATGACACACAAATTCCTACAGTAGTAGGATCACTTAAATTTGCATCCTCGGTTTCTTTATCTACCTTACTGGAGGTTACATTAATAGGGGCTTTGTCAAGTGTGTCAGTGTCAAATATGATTTCTGTCGTATCTTCGTCGTTAGATGCCGCCTCGAATACTATGGACGGTGGATTGGCAGGCTTCTTAACTATACCAACACCGGAGAAGCAAATACCTCTCAGTACTCGTGCTACTTTACCTTCATCTACTACATCACCAGATTTTATAATCTTAGCTGCTTTACCGAACAACTCTTCATTGTCAGGGTCGAAGCCCATCAGCCTAGCTTCGTCTAGAGTTAGTATAGTACTACCTACTAGGAGGTCAAAAGAAGTAAAGTAAGCTTCCATGGATACTTTCCACTCACCTTTCTTAATCTCTTCTGCAATCTCTGGGAATCTAGTTTTATAAACAACACTAGCAATTTCTATATGCATATCTTCGGCATCTAATAGGGAAATTTCTTTATCCGATAGTTCAGCTTTGTCTAGATGATTACCTTCGTTATCTGTATACTCATGCTTGTATATATGTCCTATGATTTTATCTTCCTCATGTTCGATATCTACAGCTTTACCAGATACGGTATTACTAGCTTTAGCAAGCTCACTACCTAAAAAGTGTGCGTCGTTTAAATTGGTACCTGTACTGACAAACCTACTTGTAAAGTAAGCCAAGTCGGGTTGTCTGTCTTTTGCGTCGGGCAAGTCTATGACGGAAGCAACTTCTTGGCGTAAATCTGTTGTCTCCTTTACAGACGTTAACTCGGCGGTCATATAGAACTTATGCTTCATCATAGTCTCCTTCTATTGATGCTATTTCTTGGATAAGAAAATCTCGTTCTTCTTGTGTCATACCTATGAGAGTCTCTTTAAAAGATTTCGCTTTTTTGTTTATCTTATTATCTTGTAATTTATTAGGGTCTGTTACAGGAGTCTTCTTCTTTGTTGTACCTGTAGGTCTGCCTCTAGAAGGTGTACCTTTTGGAGATTTTTGTGCCCCTTGTATGTTAGGCCCAGTAGCAGACTGTTGAAACGGACTGCCTATAATACCAAAAGTGCCATCCTCTATTAGAGGTAACTCTTTCTCCATATTACCCTTCTCATTTTCAAAATCGAAACCTAGGCTCTCTAGAGCAGTCTCATAGGATAACATTCTTCTATCAACCATGGAAGACAGTACATTCTTATACAGTATATCATCTTTAAGAATACCCTCGTCCCAACGAACACGTGGGAATCTTTCAAAACCCATAGCCTCTGCTATCTGTCTATACTCATTATATACCCAACGAGTAACCTGCTTTCTAGCATACTCTATATCTTCTCTAACGCCTCTTACAGCCCACGCAACATCAGAAGTAGTACCAATACCATCAATAAGCGCTCTAGTAAAAGATAGTCCACCGGTAATATCGTCATTAACTTGTGCATATTTCTCCTTCCCTAAAATTGCTTCGATTTCCGGGCTTATAATCTTCTCTATTTTTAGAGTATGATTCCACACAACGTCAAAGCTTTTACTAGGCGTGTTAAAAAGTTGAGCTACGGCTTCAAGTTCTTCTTGCGATACTACTGGATAATCATCATTACCAATAGTTATCTTAAGTATGTAATTAGATATACCATCAAGAGTACTTAAATCTGCGTTACGTAATGCTTGCTTATATTCTATACTGTCAAAAACTCTAGCAGTCCTTGGGCGAGCGTAACGCTCGTAAGGTTGCTTTTTATATGTAATTGTGTTTACTAATCTAGAGTCTAGTTGAAACTCACCACCACCTTCAGCAGCTTTCTTTAACTCTGGGGGTAGAGACTTTAATAACATCTTTTCCTCTTCAGTCTGTTCGCCAGAGGGCTTCTTTAAAAGCACTCCAAGCTCTGGAGGTGGGGTTAAACTAACAGCAACGTTATTAAATAATAGATTACCTTCTATATTAACTAATGCAGGATTAAGTACAGTATAACCAATAGGAAGATGGCCTTTAGACCAAATCTTCTTTTTAGCTGCTGATATTTTACCTGTAGTTTTAGTCTTAGCTTTAGGTTTTTTACCTACGGGTAATATAGTAGATATCCTAGGCTCATAATTAGCAATGTATTTATACGTTGTAACATTAGAAGTCTTAAACAAGTCTAGATAAATCCAATCTAGTACTTCCTCAAAATTAACATCAAAAGCCCACGTATCGTAAAAGTTCTTTATGTCAGGATCATCAATGTCGTTCTCAAAACCTTTACTAGCTAAAGACGAAAGTAGATTTATAACTGACCCTACTATTGGTTCGGTGTAATAATATTTCATTACCCGTTCATATAAATTTTTAGGGTCTTCTTCGTACACATCTTTAGCCGTCGCTAAGTCGGTGTAAGAACGATTCATTGAGTCACGTGTTATTGTTGAAGCTTTCTCTCGATACACATGTGGGATTATTGGGTTGTCTAAAAAGGCTAAAGACTTCTCAGTAGGGTCAATAAGAAAGGTAGATGTGCCTCTGGCTTCATCTATCTCTACCGATTTTATACCCACATCAGGATATCTCTCCTGTAATTCTGCGGTTATTTTCCTTGATATTTCGCTCATATTTACCTACCTTAATGTTTATTTTATAATAGTTAGTTAATTACGTTTCTTCAGTAAAGCCAATGAACTTGTCACTGCAGCAGCTTGTGCTCCATTGGACAAACGCCAATTAGCACTATCTTTACCTCGTATTAAACCACCACTACCATAAAGTATATTTTCTTCCTCTTCACCTAGCTCATGTTCCAGTGCTTTTACACCATAACCAGCGAGAATCAGTGCTGAATAAATATCTTTGTTTTGTCCTTTCTTAGGTGTGTCAAAGTGTAACGCACCACTAGCAGTTTGTGTAACAACAATGTTAAGACACTGTTTCTTCAGTGTTTCCATCAGTTCATAAGCGTCTTGCTTTAACTCTGATGTTGTAACAGCTAACTTAGAAGGAAACAATAAGTGTGTATCTTCAAACAATGATAGGGTAGCAAAGTTAGCATCAGCAATCCATGATGTGCTAAACGTAGTCAACTCAAGAATGTGACGTCCTTGTATTTTTACTTTGTCTTTATCTTGTCTATTAATAATGGGTTCGACCTCGTTGTAGCCTTCTTCTAATAAATCAGCTACAGCTTTACCACCACCACCCCTATCCATATAGATACGTACTACATTATATACGTTACATAATTCCTGTAACGCCACGGTAACGTCTTGGGTTGTTTTACCCTCTAAGGCCATTACGCGTACTATCTTGTTTGGTGTGCCTAATTTTACTATTACTACACCACACTTAGCTTTACCTCCTTGGTTAGGATCTATACCTATCACATAATTAGATGATTTGTCCCCTGTAAGCTCTATGTCAAAATTACTACCTACTGTACACGAGTCTAATAAAGAGGCTTTAAAGAAGCCCTCAGAGTCGCTAACCATAGCAGCCATGTACTCCATGTCAAATTCATGACTAGACATAACTCTTCTAGAGTTTTCTACGTTCTTGGGGTCTAGGAAACCATCTGGGAGTAAAGTATAAGGTATTTGAAATACTGCGTGGTCTTTAGACCCCTCTTCAATCTGACTCCAGTACTCACGCATACGTTTGTACATATGATTAAATTTATAATAACCAGAAGATGTACCAATCATCTTGTTTACAGAGTCTTCTTCAAAATCCGAGCCTGTCGCCAAGCCCGCTGCTAATAGTCTCTTTCTGCGTTCTAACTCACGTACTTGTACCATTGGGTCAAGCTTAGTGATACTCATAGGAGCAAGAACGGTTTCAATAATCTTCTGGGGCACTTGGGCAAACTCATCTACTAGAATACAGTAGAAACGAGAACCCCTGATTTTAGCACCGTCAGCGCCTATAGGTAAGGCTTCTATGAAAGCGTTGTTATGCCCCGCTACTGCTTTAAACTTAACGTAGCAAGTGTCTGAGCCACGTATAGGGCGCTTCTCTGTAGCTTCTTTAAGTATGGCGGATTTTGTGTAGAGTTTTTCTACCTCTGCAAATATCATTTTAGCCTGCCGGAAAGACGGGGCAATTAGGCCAACCCTGTAACCAGGATATAACAAGCACAGTAGGGCAGCCAATAAGCCTGATAAAAACGTTTTCCCAAAGCCACGTCCAGCTACAGCTACAGTATAAGCTTTAAACCACATGGCTTCAAAGATTATTCTCTGTATGGGGGCTAAGTCAACACCTAGTAACTCGTACGCAGCTATACAAGGGTTACCCCTGTAAAACTGTATTAAGTCCGTCCCTTGTTGAAGGACTATGTCCATGTTCTTAGTAAGTTTTGACATTACTCTATGTCATCTTTACAACTATGTTCTTCCAAGACTTCCAATAGATGTTCTTGACTTGCTTTCATATCTCTCGCTTTTTGTTCTAGTTTTTGTTTTTTAGAGTCATCAAAAGATACGGCTAAATCAACTATGGAGAACCCTTTAAACTCATTAGGGTCTATACGATCTTTTCTTCTTGAAGCCAGGTTGTCTTTAATCTTATCACTCTGTTTTCTTAGCCTCTCCATTGAGTTGGAGTAGTTTAGGTGACTGTCAGCGTCGTTTCTACTAGACTTCAATAATCTAATCTCTATTATCTTATTTGTAGCTAAGGTCATTATATCATCTATATCAGATGATGTTAAATCATCTTCGTCGAAGTCTTTTAAGTATATATCAATGAGGCTGTGATATATAACCAACTCTTCCTCTTGAAACATATCTTTAATGGGAATTACTTTAGTAAGTAGTTCCCTAGCTTTTGGTGGTGCTTTAGGCCTTCCTGGTTTTCTAGCCATGCTCCACACCTATCTTGAGTACGTGGCATACTTCATCGAAGTTTAAACCCAGCTTTTCACACTGTTCACGTAACTCACAAATGTCTTCTGGATTAGACATGACCTTATTCAAGTAAGGATTGTCTTCCATGCTTATATTGTATTCTATGGATATCTCTCTAAAACGTTTAGAATTGAGGGAACGTTCTGTATATATGTCAGTTGTTTCATCAAACATCGCACTTATTTTAGCAAACCATTCTCTGTTATCTGGAGAAGCCTCTATCTCCTCGTAGTATTGATCATACAACTCAGTCGATAGTGGAAACATGTTTCTGAAATAGGAAATCAACGTTCTCGAAATCTTTTCTTTAGTAGCTTCAGAATGGCGCTGTCCTTTTTTTGACTCACTTATAGCTCTTTTGCTCTCTTCACTTAATTTAAATCCTAGTGGGCGTCCTCTACCTTTATTCATCTATATCTACCTCTATAACGCTGGCGTATGTATTGCATTTTCTACATATTACACCCACACAGTTTGTGGCTACAGTTACCGGCGATTCACAATTACCACAAAGTTTTACAACCTGCTTTTTAACAGAGCCAAAACTAGGCTTGTCGAAAGAGAAAGGCATATCTTTGTATTTGTCTACAAAAGCAGACTCTTTATGTATTCTCTTATTTAGATTACTGGCGCCCTCATTAGGTTCAAATCGTCTAGGACTTCCAGGCGCTAGTTCTGTACTAATAGAGGTCTTATCCATGTGTTTTTTTATATCATTTTGTAATACACTATTAACCATCGAATCTATCCTCTTGTTTTACTATTAAGGTTTTCTTACTAGCTATATAATCACTTAAATAAACACACAACTCTTCAGGAGCATACTTATCTAAAGGTTTATTCCAAGGCTTAATACTCCAAGGGCCGTAATGATAACCTACACCATTACGAATAATATTATAATCTTTCTCCGACAGTATCTTCGTGTCTCTATGAACTTCCTCTATTAGCTTAGCTCCTAGGTCTGGATGATACTTAACGGTGTGGCCGGTACGATTAACACCTTGCTTACGTAAGTCATGAATAATGCAAGCAGAGATTATTGCGTCTCTGTTTACTTCACAACCTAAACCACGGGATAAGTCGTACGCCACTGTAACCACTTTCTTTGTATGTAGTATAGTTCCTACTGCGCATAATTCATCAATAGGGTGGTACTTTCCACTAGATGATGCTGGACAATCAACAAAGAAATAAGTAGGTGCCATCATTAAACATATTTCTGTAAATTCTCTAATTTTGTCGTCAAATATTAAGTCAAGTTCTGATCTAAAAGTAGCTACTTTTTCTTCTGGTGTAATGCTTTTTGTCATAATTCTTATCCTCATATAAAGTTAATATCTATAAATAAATAAATAAACAGC